CCCGGCCAGGACCGCCCTCAAAAGCGAAGTTGAAATTGCTGTTCTTGGCGATGGCTCTTTTTTCCGGATCCACCTCCTCGGGCGGGATGCGCCAGATGAGGCTGGCCGTCTGAGTGTGCAGGTCCAGGCCGTGACGATAGGCGTGGAGGAGCCGGGGATCCCTGGTTTGGTGGGCCAAGATTCTCAACTCGATCTGGTTGTAGTCGGCCACGATGAGCACGTAGCCGGAGGGAGCGACGAACAGCCGGCGGATCATGGTGGATTCGACGGTCTCCTTATACCGGGCGGGGATGTTCTGGGCATTTGGCTGTGAACAGCTCATGCGCCCGGTACGGGCCACGGCCTGGTTGAAGCTGGGCCGGATCCTGGAGTCGTCATCGATGTGTGGCAGAAAGCCGGCCACGTAGGTGGACAGCAGCTTGTTCACATCCTTGTAGGCCAGGATCTTGGCCGGGGCCTTGTGTTTTCGGGACAGGAGCCTCAAGGTGGCGGCGTCGGTGGACCGTCCTCCTTTGTCGGTGAGCTTGGGACAGCGCAGCTTCTGCTGGTCGTAGAGGTAGGTGGCTATCTGTGTCGGGCTGTTCAGGTTGATGCCATTTTCCCAGCCCACCATCTCCTGGATCTCCTTGTCCAGGTTGTACCGTTGCTCTTCTAGCACGGGGCGCAAACTGCGGAACCCCTCCACATCGACGTAAGCCCCGGTGCGGCGCATCTCCATGAGCACGCCCAGGACGCTCATCTCCAGGTCGAAAAGAGCGCCTAGAGCAGGCTTGCGCCGGAGGACGGGGCTGATCTTCCACCACAGCATCCAGGCCATCTTGGCGTCGGTGAGTGAGTAGATCATGGCTCGCTGCCAGTCGACCTTGTACGCCTCTTCGCCCAGCTTCTCGGAGTAAGTGAACCCGATGTAGCGCTTGGTCAGCGCCCCCAGGTTGTAGGCTCCCAGGTTCTCGTTGATGAGAAAGACCATGGTCATCACGTCGGCATACGGCTCGGGCGGGATCTCGTTGTCGTAGTACTTGCTGACCGAGAGCAAGTCGAAGCCGACGTTTTGATTGACTTTCCTCCGCTCCGAGAAGAACAGTGGGGCCAGGGCGTCGAAGACATCGGCCCGGTGTAGCTGTCGACGTGGATCGGGGTGGCCCATGGGTATGACGTGGGAGCACCCTGGACCGGCCAGGCTGATGCTCCAGACCGAGTTGGTCCGGGTGTCCAGGGCTGGCTTGTCCTTGGCCGCAGCCTGGCGACAGGTGTCGGAGCAGTAGGTGCGCCGCCGGGGCGGTAGTGCGCCCCCACAGGATACGCAGGGAGCCACCCGTTCGGCGTACCTCGACAACACCCGTGGTCCGGATTGCAGCCGGCGGACGTGACGGCTGGCGTGGGTCTCCACGTCGAAAGCGAAGGCATCGAAGCGTGAGTAAATCCGCACCACCTCTTCCAGGTCTTCGGCTGTCCGGATGGTGTGAGGTCGTTCCAGGATGGAGGAAGGGGACCGGCGGCGGATCCGGCCCCCTTCCCTTTCCGACACGGCAGCGGGTCTACCCGGCACCACCGCTCGGACCCCTCACTCGTTGAAGGCGTCGGCTACCTTCTGTAGCTCTGCCCTGGTGTTGATTTCCAACGAGGTATCGTCCAACAATCGACTGCCAAATGCTTCGATCTCGTCTTCGGTGAGGGCGACAAACTCCCAATCATCCTTGAGATCTCGGATCTTGATCGGGCGGATCTGGGTCCGCTTGGCGTTCTTCGGCCCCTTCATGGCTACGGCGAAATACTGACCACTCAGGGGTTCGTCCTCAGCGTACTCCTCCAGCATCTCGGTGACCGACACACCGGTCTCAAAGGTAACGATGATGGGTTGATCGCCCTGGCAGTCCAGGATGTTGAACCGGACACGGGCCTGGGGCTTGGGGTCGACGGCGTCGAGAGGGCACCTGTCCTGGAGGCACACGTAGCTCATTTTCTGGCCCTTGGGCACCCACTCTGCCCAATGCATCAAAAATGACGCGTAAGGACCGTCCTCCAGGAACATGATGATTTTCTCCTCGTTCTCCACCTTGTAGAGCTTGGTCCAGGGGGAGGGGGCGTTGGCCTTGGTGCGCCGGTAGCCGCTCCAGCCTTTGGCTACGGCCAGGCCGGTGTCGTCGTCGGCCTCACTTCGACCGGGACGCCGGGAGCGCGGTTCTTCTTCGTCCCGCTCACGCCGCAGACGGCGGGGGGCCTCCTCTTCTGACTCGGCGAGTTGGGGGCGGTGCAGCCTCCTGGGTTCGGGCATGTTGGCTCCTCGGTTTTGTAGACAGGAAGTCTTCGGCAAGATTGGGCGAGATCTCGCTCCACTGGGCGATCTGATGCAGTTCCTCGCGGGCCAGCTTCTCCACTTCGGTGATGACAAGCAATTCCAGTTGATCGGTGTGTTCGGTGCGTTGGGAGTCGAGCAGTAGGGTCCAGTCCTGGTCTGAGTAGCCCAGGTCATGGTGATCAGCTTCCGCCCCTACCTCGACGTGAACCGTTTCGTAGTCCCTCACCCGTACGAGATAGCGGATGTTCTTGGAGAGCTTCATCGCCACGACCTCCAGCCGGCCTTCACACGTTCGGTGAAGTCGGTCATGACCGGGCGGGGTGGCTTCTCATCCAGCAAGCCCTCCTCCTTGGCAATCTGGGCGATGCCCTCGATCTGACGGCGGGTCCAGAGGCGTCGTCCCGCATCGCCCCTGGATCCCACCACGGGGGCGGTCTGGAAGCTGTTGCGCGGTAGCCAGCCCTTCCGCATCCAGGCCCGGATGGTGACCGAGTCCCGGCCCAGGGCCTTGGCGAGTGCCCCGATCCTGAACATCTCGTACTCAACGCCCTTTACCCAGACCTTCACCGGTCTGGCGTCCCAGGCTTCGTCTTCTCGGGCCTGGCGGCGCTCGGCCACCTGACGATCATGACGCATCTGTAGGGACTCACGGCGACGCTGCTTGCTGGCCGGGTAGTACTCGTCCTGGAGCGGTTTAAAGCTCCGCAGGAGATCGGTCATGCCCGCACCTGCTTCCGCTCGTAATCGAGGAGGTAGAACCGGTACCCGATGGTCTGGGGGAACATGCGGGCCAGTTCGTCATCGTTGATCTTGCGGTCGTAGTAGGCGGCGGTGATTCGGCTTTCGTCGGGGACTCTGACCAAATCGGTGACCTCTTCCCAGAGGCCCTTGGCGCTCAGGATCTCTTCAGCGACCTCCTCGTCCATGACCTTCGTGCTCACGCACAGGTTCTTCAGCCACTGGATGTTCTGGTCACCCATGGGATCGCCCAGGTCCAGGTATACGGAACCATCCGAAGGATCGGTCTCGCCGTACCTGCCCAGGCTCTCCTGGAGCTTCTTCCGGCGCTTCTCTAGCTCAGCGTTGACGACAGTGGCCTGGCGCTTGAGGGCATACCACTCGCTTACCTCGCTCCGGATGGACTCCAGGTCCGGTCTGGTTCTGACCAATCTCTTTGGCATGTCATGAGGGTACCTGGGGGGTGAGACGGTAAAGAGGCCGGTGGCGGATCTTCTCCTTTACCCATTGTCGGTGATCCCCCACACGTCGTTGGCATTACCAATGACGAACCAGGGCCGTCCTTCTTTCTCAGCGACCGACAGCAACCGCTCTGTAGCGCGATTGTGGCTGAGCCGATCCATGAAGGCAATCACCACATTCGGATCTTTCCAGCCCTCCACCCTCTGGTACGCCAGGTACTTGAACATGTCCACCTCATGTTCCAGGCCCTCCAGGGAGCCGTCATCCTGGATGGTGATGGTCTCCTGCCACTGGCGGGCCTGAGTGTTGAGGCCCTCCAGCAGGATGCGGAGCACGAAGGTGTCGTCGGTCAGCCGGCTGCCACAGAAAAGGTAGCGGGGGCCCCTGGTCATCTCACCGACATTTTAGGGGATGCTTGACAGGTAACCGGCTGTCATGGCAAGCTCAGGCTTGTCTCAGGGCAAGTCGCCCAAGACAGTATCAAAATGGAAGGAAGGGAGGGAACGGAATGACCATTTTGGACGACCCGCAAGAGCAGGCCCGACTAAAGGCTTATAACCCGAACCTGCTGACTACCACCACCAAGCAGATCGGTGATAACGAGGTGACCACGAAGGTCATGCTCACAACGGACGAGACAAGAAGTCGAGTCCTTGATTTTGTGAACGACATGGTCGAAGGCACCGATGGATCTGTACACGCCAACCTTATGGCCGATCAGGTCTTCGCTTCTCGCGATCCCTACTACGTCAAGCAGATCGTGTTACTGCTTGCAGATGCCGGCACCATCAACGCCAACCGTGAAAATGGCGCGATCATCCATGTGGACGATCAGAACCTTGTCACGAAGTCGACCTCACTGGATGACTACGCTGACCTCGTCGGCAAGGCGTTCGATGTCTGCGCTCAGACGATGGTCAAAAGCATGGATACGGCCATCAAGCGGCTCGACAAGGCGAACGGGGTGTTCCAGCGGGGTGATCGCACGGGAGAGGTCAAGGCGATCATTGACCGTGCTCGTACTGACAAGTACGACCGGATCGAGGCAGGCGTCAATGCCCGCCTGAAGGCCATCGCCCCACCGAAGACGACGAAGTAGGCCACAGTGTCTGCCCGTGATACGGGCGCAGAAGGGGACGGCTCTCGGGTCGTCCCCTTTCCTGCGCGTCAAGCCTGGGTTCGCGATGCCGATGAGTTTGGTCGGAGTATCAAGGAGGGCGGCTGGCGGCTGGGCCTGCTGGTAGCCCGCAGTGTTCTCGTAGATACTGGTCATGGCCGCCCTCCGAAAAATGGCGCACGCGCTCCGTTTTCTGAGCGCGTATCTCTACGAGAGTTCGCTCGCCAAGCGGAGACGACACATGACCGGGTGGAGCGGTACCGGCAAGCCTGGGTGAAGGCGGCTGAGGCCGGTATGGTTCCTGCCCCGTTCGATCTCGCATCGGACAGTGAACCCACTTTGCCTGGTGCTGAGAAATGGGACGAATACTTCAAGGGGCGAAAGGGGCGAAAGGACAAGCCGACATCGACTGCGTTAGCTAAGCGTGTGCCGCTCAGTTGGAGAGTAGACGTTAACGGCGTACAGCGTTGTCAGCGTGATCACGACGTGTCCGACCCTGCGAATCGGATCATCATCAATAAGGACGGGATTCCTCGTTGCCGGATCTGCCGGCAGGAGATGTCCAAGGCTGAGAGGGCGGCGGACAATATCGTCAGGGATATCGCTAACCCAGAGGTTCGGCGGATACTGCGTGAGCTAGAGGCAGAGTCCAAAGAGGAGCGGGCTGCCAAGACGCTGGCGGAACGCAAGGAGCGGGAGGCCGAGAAGGAACAGTTGGCCCTGGACCGTGAGGTCATGCACCAGGCGGAAATGGCGAAGAAGCGTCTTGGGATCCAGGGGGTGCCCCCCACACAGTTATGGCGTGACTTGGTCGACCAGCTAGCCGGGATCGTTACCCTGGTGCGGGTATACCGACGTGACATAGATGTGCTCGGGCGTCCACTGGTGTTGACCTACGAACAACTGGAACGGCGAACGAAGGAGCTACCGGAGGAACTGGTGGCACTGCTGGATGCGCTGCACGAGGTCACACCTCGCTCTCCCGGAGCCACTCGCTCAGGCTCTTGAGATCCAGGGTGACGTTGCCCCTGGGGCTGATGCCCTTCCCGTCCACGATGGCATCGGCCACCTTCTTCTTCTGACCCAGGAGCCGGTACTGGTACTCCTCGATGCTGCCGGTGACCTGGATGGACAGCAGGGTGACCTGGGGAAACTGGCTGCTCAGGCGGATGATCCTGCTCTGGCGCTGGGCATACGCGCCGGCTGACCAGGGCAAATCGTACGATATGAGGTAGTTCGCCACCGGCAGGTCGAGGCCGATCCCGCCGGCATCGGATGACAGGAAGAGCCGGGTCTCGGGGTCATCGGTGAACTGCTGTTTGGCGGCGTCGCGGCCCTTCTGGGAGATGGCCCCGGTGAACAGCACTGATTTCGCCAGGCTCTTGGTGGTCTCGGCCAGGATGTCGAGCATGTCCCGGAAGAAGGAGAAAATGACGAGCTTGTTGGCCGGATTCGCCTCCAGGATTTCTCCGATCAATTCAACCGTGGCGTCCAGCTTGGGGGTGCCCTTGAGCTTCTCCAGGCGACCGGCCTGATGCAGTTCTTCGGCGTACTCGGAGCCGGTTCTGGTGCCGGGGAGTACTCCCCGGAAATGGGCGGCGCTGAGGCGCAGTAGCTCGGGGTGGTCACAGAGCATCCGCATGCACACCAGCTTGGACATGATCCGGCCCCGGGTCTCGCCCTGTTCCTCACCCCGGTAGAATCCGCTCAGGGAGAAGTTGCCCCAGGTTTCGATGGCCTCGGCCAGATCGGCCTCCAGGTCATGCACCATCCTCCGGTAGAGCCGGGAGGAGTCCGCATCGAGGTCGACCAGGAGAAGCTCTTCGGTGACGGCGGGCAACTGGTCCGCCACCTCGGCGCGGGTGTGGCGGATCATGTGTTCGGACAGCAGGCGATGCAGTGTCGGAATGTTCTGGTACCTACGGACGCGACCG